ACGAATGGTTATATGTCGATAAATGAAGTTAGACAAAAAGAAAATATGAATTCTATTGAAGGAGGGGATAAACATTTCATGCAAATGAATATGACAACAATAGACAAAGTTGGTGAAGATGCCTAGCATTCAATGCGATAATGGTAAATGGAAATGGGGTGAAAATGGCTCATGCATTTATGATTCTAAAAAAGAATCTGATGACGCAAATAGTAATTACAGAGCAATAAGTGATATTGACTTTACTCCAACGCAAGGCATGATTGATGAGGCTAAGAAAGGAAAAGAATGGCGTAAAGAATTTGGCAGAGGTGGAACTGAGGTTGGGTTAAAAACAGCCAATATGATTATTAGCAACTCATTATCAGCTGATAGAGTGAAAAGGATGTATAGTTACTTACAAAGGCATGAAGTTGATAAACAAGGTGAAGGATTTAGCCCAGATGAGGATGGCTTTCCAAGTGCTGGTAGAATAGCATGGGCTTTGTGGGGTGGTGATGCGGCTGTTAAATGGAGTGAAAGAAAAAGAATCCGCCTCTCCATTCTATCGCAGCCCAAACTGATGAAATAATTGAAGAGGAAGAAAAAGGAGTAAGAAATATAAATAATAATAATATGGAAAAAAGAATTTTTAACGTAGAAACAAGAGTTGATTCAACAGATGATGGTAAAGATGTTGTTGTTGGCTATGCAAGTGTTTATGATTCAAGATCAAATAATCTTGGTGGATTCTATGAGTTTGTAGAAAGAGGAGCTTTTAATGAGGAATTAATTTCTAACTCTGATGTAAGGGCATTAATAAATCATGATCCAAATCTTATTCTTGCAAGAAATACATCTGGAACATTAAAGTTGTCAGCTGATGAAAGGGGATTAAAGTATGAATTTGATTTAGATCCAGAACTTTCTTATGCAAAAGATTTAGGTGTGTCAATGAAAAGAGGCGATATCAGTAGTAGCTCTTTTGCTTTTACTGTTTCAGAAGATGAGTGGTCTACTGATGATGAAGGAAACAACATTAGAACAATTAAAAAAATAGATAGGCTTTATGATGTTTCTCCAGTAACTTATCCAGCTTATAACATGGCTGAAAGTGATTTGGTAGTTGCTAAAAGAGGATTAAAAGAATATCAAGAAAGTTTAGTTGAGGAAACTAAAGAAGAAATAATTGAAGAAAAAGAAAACAATTTAGTGAGAGGCTCTCTTATCTCATTAAATATTGAATTAAAAAAGAGAAAATAAATTAAAATAATTAAAAAATGAAAACATCAATCGTATTAAAAGAGGAAAGATCTGATATTATTTCTCAGTTGGAAAGCATTAAAGATGTTGCTACAACTGAGGAAAGAGATTTATCTTCTGAGGAAAATAATCAAGTAGATGGATTGTTAACAGAAGTTGACAATTTAGATGCTAAAATAGAAAGAGCTGAAAAAATGGAAACTATTAAAAGAAATGCTGCTGTTGTTTCTGGAGTTACATCTAATAAAGTTGAAAAAGAAATTAAAGATTATTCTTTTCAATCAGCAATGAGAGCTGCTTATACTGGACAAGTTGAAGGTTTAGTAAAAGAAATGGACCAAGAAGCAAGAAGCAATGCTAAATATACTGGACAAACTTTTAAAGGTTTAGCAATTCCTTCTACTATATTAACAAGAGCTGCTGTTGGAACTGATGCTGTAAACGCAACACAAACAATGAGTTTTACTGACCAATTAGAAGCAAACTTAGTAATGGCATCTGCTGGAGCTAATTTTTACTCTGGTATTGAAAACATGAAATTCCCAGTTATTTCTGGAGTAAATTCATATTTCCAGCCAGAAGCTGGTGGTACTGCTGGAGCTGCTAATGGAACTGCAAGTTCAATCACATTAAGTCCAAAGAAACTTATTTCTGTTGTAAATGTATCAAATGAAGCATTAACTCAAAACACATCTTTAGAGGCTGCATTAAGAAGAAACATGGCGCAAAGTATTGCTGCACATTTAGAAAAAGCTCTATTGGGTGAAACTGATGTTACTAATGGACCAACATCAATATTTTTAGATGCTGCTGCTGGATCAACTGCTGCATTCAGTAACACAACTGCTTTAGCTTTAGAAGCATCTGTTTTAGATGCTGGTGTTCAATTAGAAGGAGCAAGAATGGCTTACTTAATGAACAGTTCAGCTTATCAAGCTATAAAACAAGCTGCAATGGTTTCTGGTGTTTCTCCAGTTTATGACATGAGAGAAAAACTTGTAAATTCATATTTCTCATTATTTAGTTCAAATGTTGGATTACATGGTGGAACTGCTGGAAAAGATGCTGTATTATTTGGAGATTTCTCTAAAGTACATATTGCACAATTTGGTGGATTAGATATTCTTTATGATCCATATACAAATGGAGCTACTGGTGAGCCAAGAATGATTGTAACATCTTTAGTTGATGGTAATGCTGTTCAAAATGGAGCTGCATTTGCTAACTTGATTGAAGCATAGTAAACAATAATTAATTCAGAAAAAGGGGTGGTGGAATTACCATCATCCCTTTTTTTATAACTAAATAATATGAAAACATATCAAGTAATTACTCCAGCATCTACTTATCCAGTTTCTTTAACTGAGGCTAAATCTCATTTAAAAGTTGATACAACTGCTGATGATACTTATATTACATCTATTATAAAAGCTGCAACACAATTAAGTGAAGAGTACACAAATAGATTTTTTATTGATACTGTAATAGAACAAACTTGTAGTGATTTTGCACAGCTACAAACTTTATTTAAAAGTAAAGTAAGTGCTGTTGCTCATGTTAAATATTATGATAGTGATAATTCATTACAAACATTAAGTGCAACAATATATGATACTCAGTTACAATATGAGCCATCACAAATTCAATTAGCTGATGATAAAAGTTTTCCAGAAATAACAAAAAGAAATGATGCTGTTGTTGCAAGATACACAGTTGGTTATGGAAGTGCTGCAAGTGATGTGCCAGAGATTATAAAACAAGCTATTCTTTTGACAATAGGTAACTTTTATCAAAACAGAAATAGTGTTGTAATAGGTAGAATTGCAACTGAATTACCAATGAATGTTAAATGGTTATTAGATACATATAAAGTTCAGATAGTAGGATGACAATAGGAGAACTTGACAGAAGAGTAATAATTGAAACTGTAAGCACATCGGCTAATAATTATGGTGAGCTAACAAGATCATATTCTGCTTTTCGTACAGTTTGGGCTGCAATAGATTGGAAGGGTGGAAGTGAAGGAACAGATCAAAGTGAAAAAATAACTGGAATGACAAAGCTCCATGTTTATATTAGAAATTTAGACATGAGTAATTTATCTTTACAATCAAGATTAACTTATGATAGTAAATATTATTTTCCAAAAGTTATAAATCAAATAGAAGGAAGAGGTGAATATTTAGAAATAATTTGTGAGAATAAAGATTAATGGCTAAGTCAAATATAACAGTTTTAGGAACAAAAGAATTAAATGATTTGTTTATGCAATTGCCTAAACAAGTTAAAAAAAATTCTATTTGGCAAAAGTTTTGGAGAAAAAATAGTAAGCCATTTATTGATGCTGCTAAATCAAATCTAAATGGTTTGACTGGACAACAGAATCAAAAGGATAAAAAAAGAACTGAACAATTAAAAAGAAGTATTGGATATTTTACAACAAGAGCAAGTAGAAAATATTTAGGTGGTTTTGTTGGTCCAAGAGTAAAAGGTAGATTTAAGAGTAAAGACAAGAGTGGTTATTATGGAGCATGGATTGAATATGGTAGTGAGGTTAAATTTGGTGGAAGAGGTTATGGAACAGATCAGCCATTTATAAAACCAGCTTGGCAAAGTGCATATTTAAAAGTAACACAAAACTCAATGAATGATGCTGAGTTTGTTATGGCTAAAGCAATTAAAAGTCATGAAAGAAAGTTGCAGAAATATGGTAAATTTGGATATTAAATGGAAATAGGAAAAGCAATATATAATATTTTATCAACTACAACTAACATTAGTGATTTAGTTGGCACAAGAATATTTCCAAATGTTGCTCCTCAGACAACAACATTTCCTTTTATTATTTATGATGTTAATGGAGTGCAGCCAAATGATACAAAAGATGGAGCATCAACATTAGATACAAATGATGTGATGATTTCTTGTTATAGCGAAACATATTCACAAGCATCTGATTTAGCTCAGAAGATTAGGGTTGCAATGGATAGAATTAATGAGGGAACATATGGAGGTGAACAAATACAATCAAGTCAATTTCAAAGCTATAATGATATTTTTGATGATACAAGTGGTGATGCTGGAATTTATAGAAAGGCTTTAGATTTTGAAATTAGACAAATTAATCCGACAAGTTAAAAGAAAATAATATGAAAATAAAATTAAATAAAAATTGGAGGTATGCTGGTCAAGTAATAATGGCTGGAACTGAAATGGAAATAAAAAATGAAGAAACTATTGCTTTTTTAAAATCTAATGGTTACTTAAAAGAAAAAAAAGAAAAAAAGGCAAAACAAAAAGTTGCCGAAGAAAATAATTAATTAATATAAAAAAGAAAAAAAATGGCTATTTTAAATGGAACTGAAATAAAAGTTTATAGCACTGGAACAACTAATCTTGTTGCATTTGCTCAAAACTGTACGTTGAATGTAAATCATTCACCGAGAGAAATAACAAACAAAGAATCTGGAGGATATAAAGAAATTTTAGAAGGATTAAGAGATTTCTCAATTGATATTGATGGAGCTT